ACCTTGAGCGATCTGGTCAGCGAGGTGCTTGGCTTCGCTCTTATGATCGAGTAGGCTGAACCGCAAAACCCACCTTCGCGCACCTGACCCGGCTTTTCAGCCGGGTCTTTTTTGTTTACAGTAAACCCATGCAGCTAACACCCGAGCAGATACAGCAATACGGCCCCGAAGCGCTCCAGAAAATCCGAGCAGAGCTTGCGAGACGGAGCTTCAAGGAGTTTGTTCATCAGGCATGGCCCGTGATCGAGCCGGGGACACCGCTAATTTGGGGTTGGGTGCTCGATGCGATGGTTGAGCACCTTGAGGCGGTGACGCGCGGAGACATCAAGCGTCTGGTGATCTCAGTGCCGCCGGGCACTATGAAGTCGAAGCTAACATCGGTGCTATGGCCAGCGTGGTCATGGCTCAACAGACCGCACTACAAGTTTCTCTCCTCGTCATACGCCCTGAGCCTTGCGGAGCGTAACAACGTGGAGTGCCGCCGCATTCTGCAATCAGATTGGTATATGAAGAACTTCGGCATCGAGATTTCTTCCGAAGAGGCTGGCAAGGTTAACTTCTCGACAAACAAGTTGGGTGTCATGCGAGCCATCTCAGTTGGCGGCGCAACGACCGGGTATAGGGGGGATGCGTTTATCGTAGATGATCCTCACGATGTGAGCAAAGCCGAGTCCGACGCCAAGAGGGCTGAGGCTGTGCAGTGGTTCATCGAGTCGGCTCAGACACGACTGAACAGCTTGAGGGACTCATCTATCATCGTCGTCATGCAGCGGGTTCACGAGGAGGACGTGGCGCAGACGGCAGTTGGAATGGGCTATGAGATGTTGCGCGTCCCGATGCGATGGGATGAGAGCATGAGGCAAACCACATCTATCGGCTGGACGGACCCGCGCACCGAGGATGGCGAACTCATGTGGCCAGATAGGTTCCCGAAGAAGGAGTTGGACCAGCTTGAGTCGAACATGGGGCCGTATGCGGTTGCCGCTCAGATGCAACAGCAACCGGCTCCGCGTAAGGGTGGTATGTTTCAAGTGGATAACATCCGCCAGATCGACGATCTACCGGATGAGGACTTCATCGCCGTGCGCGCGTGGGACTTGGCAGGTAGCGAGGGTAAGGGAGCCTACACCGTTGGTGTGAAAATGCTCTGGGGCCAGACGAGCCAACAGTTCTACATCGCGGACGTGGTGCGCCAACAGCTTGGTGGTGGTGCGGTGCGTGAACTGATCCAGAAGACAGCCGAGAGTGACGGTGCGAGCACGAGGATCATGGTGCCGCGCGATCCGGGCCAGGCCGGTAAGGTGCAGACCGAAGACATCATCGCCATGCTCGCAGGGTTCAGCGCCAAGGCCGAGGCACAGTCAGGCTCGAAGGAGCTACGCGCCGAGCCGTTCGCCTCGCAGGTCGAGATCAACCGCGTGAACATCCTCAAGCGCACATGGACCAAGGCGTTCCTCGACGAGTTGCGCTTCTTTCCTAAGTCCAAATACAAGGATCAGGTTGACGCCACATCCTCTGCCTTCAACGCCTTGTCCGAGATGACGCGCAAGCGCAAGAAGGTTCCCAACTTGACGGTCGTCGGTGAGCGCCAAGAGAACGCCTTTAAGATTGCGTGATCTTGGCTTATAGTGGTAACGGAACAAACGCATAGGATATGAGCATGGCCGCTGGTCGTCCCTACAAGGAACTCGGTGTCGCGTATCCTCACCGCTATGAGTATGATGCTGCGCTCTGTCGAGTGGCGTGTCGAAGATGGCTCTGAGGAGGCCCAGGAGTTCGTCCATAGCCTCATGCACGGTATGGACGATAAGTCGTGGGAGGAGTTCATCGCGGATGTGCTGACCTTCCTGCCTTACGGTTTCAGCCTGTTCGAGATGGTCCCGCGTCGAGACAACGACGGCCTCATTCGCATCAAGAAACTCGCCGGTCGCGCACAGTGGACCATCGACCGATTCGAGGCGAAGGAGAACGGTGACATCCAAGGCGTTTGGCAGGTGGCTGCTCGCAAGAACGTCTACATCCCATACTCCCGCTTGTTGCATTTCCGCACCACCTCCATCAATGGTGAACCGAGCGGAAAGTCTGTCCTGCGTTCGGCTTTTACTGACTGGCGCGCGCAGAACAGCATCAAGTACTATGAGGGTGTTGGCATCGAGCGCGAACTGAACGGGCTTCCTGTATTCCGCGTTCCCGCAGAGTATATGAGCGCGGATGCAACGCCAGGGCAGAAGGCTCTGTTCAACAAGATCAACACGATCGCCCGTGACGTTAAGCGTAACGAGCAGGGGCATCTCGTCCTTCCTTCCAATTTGCACGAAGACGAGAACGGCAACCTGTCGAATCACTACATGGTGGACTTCGATCTCGTCGCCTCGAAGGGGACGCGCGATATCAATACGAGCGAGGTCATCGTTCGCTACCAACAGGCCATCGCCCGTAGCGTCATGGCCGACTTCGTGATGCTCGGCGCAAACGACCGTGGCAGCTTCGCTCTCTCCAAGTCCAAGGCCGACCTGTTCCTGCGCGCGCTTGAGGGTTATATATGGGAGTTGAACGGAATGGACCGCGACGACATGCCGAAGTTTGTGCGCGGTCGCGTTGCCCCCGTGGACCTTGAGGAGCTCGGTCAGTTCATCCAGCGTCTCGCCCTCAGCGGTGTTGACCTCTTCCCCGACGAGGCGCTGGATAAGCACCTGCGCGACGTGGCGGGTCTGCCGGAGGCTGATCCGCAAAGGCCGACGCCAAATGCGGACGAGAGTCAAGACTTGTAGGGGTATAGGCTGACTGCCATACTGGCCTTGCTCCATCGGGGAGGTCGAAGTGGCAGAACTCGATTATGGTCTACGATGTATCACCTATCTCCGTGTTCTCGTGCCACCGTGAACGAAACCCGATCCCAACACATTGATATGATCTATGGCGCTGTGGTATTGTTATCACAGCGCCTTTCTTTTTGCAGGTAGATTATGCCCTACGAAACGCTCCCGGCACGACTACGGCAACTGATCCCGTCTGAGGAGGGGCAGGAAATATTTCGTCGCACATTCAACTCTCAGATGAAGTCGGGCAAGAAGGAGTCGGTGGCTTTTGCGACCGCATGGGCTGCTCTTGATCGAGCGGGCTATCAGCGTGATCCGAAGAGCGGCAAGTATGAGTTGGAGAAGTCACGCAAGGACACGCTGAAAGACAAGGTTGACGAATACAACGAAAAGTATGGCGAGAAGCACGGTCGCGTAACCGTGTCCATGCTTGAGGACGTGTATGATCGAGGCATCGGCGCGTATCGCACCAACCCTGAAAGCGTCCGGCCTAACGTGAAGTCGAAGGAGCAGTGGGCGTTTGCCCGCGTAAATTCGTTTCTCGATGCGGCTCGTGGGAGCAAGGAAATTAACCACGACCAAGACATTCACGACAAGATCAAGAAGTCTCAGCCGACCCCCTCCGATGTGCATGTCCCATCTACGGGGCGCAAGGAGATCGACAAGGACGAGGACAGCTTCAAGCCACCTGCGGGGGTGCGAGCAGCGGCACGTCGGGCTTTGCGTTGGCGTGAAAAGTATCCAGGCGAGGCTAAAGGCGGCACTCGTGTCGGGTGGGAACGTGCGAACCAACTGGCAAACGGGGAAAACCTCAGCCGCCAGACGGTTGCGCGGATGGCGTCGTTCTTTGCGCGGCATGAAGGCAATGAAGAAGTATCCGCCGAGAACAAGGAAAAGCCTTGGCGCGATCGAGGTCGGCTGATGTGGGAGGCGTGGGGTGGCGACGCCGGACGTGAGTGGTCACGGCGTATTGCTGATGGTTTCAAGAAAAGCGTCGATCTTGGACCACTTACGCTCAAGTCTGGGGTATCCAGCAATCGCGTTGAACACCCAAGAGATGTTCTTTCTTCCGCTGATGACGATCTTGGACCAAGCGTTGCCGTCTTTTCGCTCAAAGCCGATGTGACCAGTGTATCCAAGAACGCGGAGTTGCTCGGCGCACCATTCTTCTGCGCCGACGCAGGTAGTGATGCGGAAAGCCTCCTTATTATGCCGCTCTCTAAAGTATCCGTCCCCGTCGAACCATCCTCTGATGAAATGTGGAACGAGG